GGTTATGTTGGAGGTCGTGTATCTTTTGCTGAACGTGGTCCAATTATTATTCGAGCAATACTTGAAACCGATGAAACCGGATGTTCTAATTGTTCTGGACCAAATGATCAAGCATTTACAAATTGTGCAGAAAAATTTGGCTCACGCACTCACCCACTTACTAATATAAATCCAAAGGGTGGACAATTGATGATTGTCAATGGTTCGGGTGTTGCATGTCCAACCGACTGTCCTATTGAATTTCCCAAATACGGTACTTGGCCTACTGAACCGGTACAAACCTGTATAACTAAATGTTGGACTTTCTTAGGTGCAGGATGTACTCCTAATTTGTATGTTGTACCCGGTGGTGATAAAATGATTGAACCACCAGACAGTGTATATGCAATCTTTAAAGAACATGGAGCACGATTTGATGATGCTATTGCTGATATTCCACGTGCTGGTGGACATAAAGGTTATGTTGGGGTATTAAGATATAGAAGTTCTTATATGCCTATATCTCAATCATCATCTGCCATAGAATCAGAATTAAACTTTAAGTATGAAGATGGAAGTGAGGTATTTGGTACATATATTCATCAATATGAAGAATATAGATGTATTTCTGGAAATATATGTGGTAATGAATTCTCTAAACCCAGAGATATTTTTCAAAATGCAAGAATATATGTAGATAAATGGCCATCGATAGCTAAAGTAGGTAATTGTATCATACATTGTCCATGTGGTGCATCCAATACTACTGAAGAACCAGACCCAGAAATACCAGAACCAGGACAACCATGTAGGGATGGATCGTTTCCTCCATGTAGTGATGTATTTAATGGTGGTTTTTGTGCAGGAGAAGGTGGATTTGCAATATGTCCTTGTAATAAGGATAATCCCAATGCAGCAAATATTGGACCATTTTTGTTTCCAAGTTATGGGTGTAATACAAATTTATCACGAATAAATGGATATGGTGCTGCAGATTTTAATTATACTTGTTTTCCAGAAATTCCACAGGGAGTATATGAACCTACTTGTTTAGATAATAATAATATACCACATAGATTTGGATTGGACTCTGAAAGATTTTATTTTACAGCATTTGGACAAGTGGATGCGTATACTGGTCTTGGCAATTTAGGATGTGCTGCAAGATGTTCGTGTCCAGCCCCAGATCCACCAACTGGATGTTTTAATGAAGATGGATCGTGTCAATTTTGTGGAGGTGCTGGAAGTGGTATCGGATTTGGTTTTCCTAGAAATATGATGATTAATTGGAAAAAATATTTATGCCACCAACGTTCAATAGATGGTTATAAAATTCCACCCGATATTATGGGAAAATTTGAATGGGGATGTGGTGCCAAAGATGGAATCACAGGAAGCACAACTGCTAACGGATGCGATGTAGCATGGTCAGTAGGCGATTGTGTGCAAGCAAATGTACCAATTAATTCACTATCTACTACAATAGATAGACTGAAAGCTGTCAGTGATCTAGATCCAAATTATCATATTAGATTTGAAAAATATAATATAATGTTTGATGATGTATTTGATCAAATAAACAGAGATACAGAATTGTGCCCATGGGATACGACATATGAACCAAATTCAGCAAGAAGCGGGTTGACATATGGTAGAAATCATATTATAATAAAAGCACAAGGTCCATACTAACTTATGCAAAATATTTCTTTAAAACAAATTGTTTATTGTGAAACAAATAAATCTAAAGCATTTCATAGAATTAATTGTACTCAGTGGGTTGTAGAAAATGCTGGAAAGTGTGCACCATATTGTACTTTAAAATCCAAGCATGTATTAGCAAATGATTGTTCTAAGTGTGATGTACGAACTCCCTTGGTTGAAACTTCACAACCAAATACTAAATCAAATGTAATAAAAGATATGCAGAGTTTGATACCACAAAAAAATCTTTACACAGCTGTACCTGTACCAAACAATGTTGATCAAAGTTTTTTATCTAAAGCTGCACAATATTCAAAAGTTGAAGGATCTCAATTATTAACTGGTAAAGTATCTGAGGAAGTATTTGAAAAAAGAAAATCCTTATGTATGGGATGCCCAAGAAGAAATAACTTTAAACCAGATTCAGAATCTATTGGTTGGTGTTCTAGCTGTGGTTGCAGTGCAAAAAATCCAAGAGCAGCACTTTCACACAAATTGTGGATGCCAGATCTTGAATGTCCTTTAAAGAAATTTCCTAAAGAGGTTGGTGAAGGATTTAATACAGCAGATGCATTAGATTCTGTAAAGGGAATTATTCAATCCGTTGGTGATCTTTTTAAGAAAAAAGAATCGGATGAAGAAATCAATACAGACCAGAAAGAATAAATAGTATACCATGTCATGCATTAAAACAATCTTAAATTTTCAAAATGAATTACGTCTCCATCACTGGGGAACTAAGTCATATGCCGCACATATAGCATTAGGAGCCGCCTACACAGGCATCGATGCCCTCTTGGACTCTTTTGCCGAGACTTATATGGGAACGCTTGGTAAAGACGAATTAAGAGATATTAATGAGTTGACTTTAAATGGACCCTATAAAACAACTGCTATGCAAGTGTTGAGTTCATTTGAAGATTATTTAACTCAAGAATTACCAAAAGAAATTGGTGGAGATCAAACTGCCTTGTTAAATATAAAGGATGAGATGCTTGGATTGGTACAACAAACCAAGTACTTACTAACCTTGTCCTAGGAGTTAATATGAAAATTTCAGAACTAGTCTACGAAGTCCGAAAACTAGCACGCAAAGAAGAAGATCCTATCAACAAGGATCTTTTTTATCAATGTGCTAAATCATTAGAAATTCTTGGAAATCTTGCAAAGATATCAGATCTTGCTGTGGCAGAACATAATGCCGCAGATGAACCATCAATTGATTACGATGGTGAACTTAAATGGAATGTAGATGATGTAACTCTATCAATGATGGATGAACACATTGATGATCTAATTCAACATGGGTTTATGGATTCAATTGATCGTTGGCCCTATGGGGAACAACCATTTACTAAGTTTGTTGCCAAATACGCTCAAAGTCACTTCATCAAAGATTCTAAAACAGAATAGACCTTTGTTGGAATAGATACATGACTCAGAACAGCCATGTTAGACGGCATGATGCGTAGAACGCATTTGCTATAATATGGATCTTGTTTAAAAGAATAGAACTTTCGTGATTTTTCCATCATGAAATGACTATAGATGTATACGTGAGCCCGTTTGGAATACATTTTGGTATCAATTTTTAATTTAAATTCATTAATCAGACGCACGGCTCGTTTTTCACAGTCTCTTTCCATTGATCTTACAATAAAAAATGCTCTTTTAACATCTTTAGCAGCATAATTTTTACCTTTTAGCCATCCATCAACAATATTTGAGGCTTTATATGACTTTTCATATACTTTACTGCTATTGATATACTGTAAAAAATGACAATATTCATGAACTAGCACATGTAAAAATTGATTACAGTGTTTGGCAATACGAATAGCCTTTCCAGACTCGTCAAAACACCCAGAACAGCGAAACCCATCTACGTTGACACATTTACCACGTCCAATAATAAGTTTCATACCATATTGGGCAAGATGCTTACGTACAAATTTTATAAACTGATGACTCGTCTGTTCCATAAAGTCCTCCTCAGTCATTATTATTTATAATAATGACTTGACAGGTCAGATATAGAGTGTATAGTGTAGTAACTTCTTATAAGAAAGGAAAGTTCTATGGATATTACTACTGTTGACCGTCCGACGAAGATTCAGAGAGTGTTTGATTATATGCGAAATGGTACTCCTCTGAATGCATGTGAAGCCCGTAAGCGTTTTAAGGTTGCAAATATGCGCGCAACTATGAGCAATCTTCGTGAGGCTTTTGATCGTATGGACCTCAAGTATACTGTAGTTCGTGAGACCGTTAAGGGTCGTGCACACTACCGAGTTGTTCGCTCACGCAGTCGGTAAAATTTGTAAAATTTTTGTTAGACGTAAGACCTCCAGTAATGGGGGTCTTATGTTTTTATACTAAAGTATATCGTAGATAATCCACTCAATATACAATATATTGGCGTGGCAACAACATATGAATCTATTATAGCATATGCTCCATTATATCCAGGAACTCCATAAATTTTATAAGCAGATCCTAAAGGAATTTCTCTTGCGGCATCACTATAAGTTTGTAAAGAGTATCCTAATATGGAAGGATGGCTTAAATCAATTTTTAAAGTTGTATTACCGCTTGCTGGTGTTAATGATACTGATGATGCCGATGTTGTAACGTTTATATTTAATGCAGCAACATTTGTAGTTGATGTTGGTGAACTTATTGTGATATAAATCAAATTATTAAATGCTGGCGATATTATACTAAATGGACTCGATATACCGCTTCCATAAATTAAATCATAACAGGATTTGCAATTTACAAAACTAGATAAATATCCAACTGCTATTTTTGAATTTCTTAATTGTGCTTGATTTAAGGTTTGATTTTCATAACAGTTTCTTAAATCTTTAGTTAAAGCATCTGATATTGTATATATTCCAGTCACATTAGATTGTTGTGGTGCTACCACTAATGATGGAAATCCACGTAAATATAAATCAACTGAAGTATTAGTAGTTGAAAAATCCTGAAAAGTTCCACCTGATGCAAAATATAATAGTTCTGTAGAGTCTTTTAGTTGTGTGGTTCCACTTATTGGAATCCGTTCAACATTATTTGACGTACCACCTGATATTTCAATATATTCTTCAAACCCATATGCCGATCCAAGAATACCCATAGAATTGAATGTTATTTTAGAAAGATTTGGAAGAGAATTTACTAAAAAATATCCAATAGTTCCACCTGTAGATGTGAATGTATATTGTGGGGTGTCTACAAAATTATCTTTTCCATAATAATTGTAATCAGATGTTGCAGTTAAACCAGAAACAATAGTAGCAATAATAATATGATTATCATTTATAGTAGTGGATAACCTACAAGTTCCACTTAATGTTGTATTAACATTGTTATATTCATCAAAATACTGTGATGATGATATCGAGAATGTTTCTCCTGCACCAGAAAATCCACCAAAAGTTCTTTTTAAATATAATGAATCTGACACATCGTATACATGTGAATAATCAATTGTACAGGTAGAACCTTGAATTAAAATATTTGGTTTAGAATTTATAATTCCTTTTGTAAAAATAGGATCTACTGTTAATCCAGTAATGTACAAACCATAATTTTTTAAAGTTCGAACTTTATTTAATGTATATGCTGATTCTGTTTCTGCCATTTTTTATTCACGATGCATTATAAAATAGTGCTTGTGTACCACTTCCAGTAACAGTCCAAATTTTATTAGTATTATTTACTTTAACAAATATTTCTTCACCTGGATCTAACCCATAAGAAGTGGATGAAGATACTCCAGTATTACCTGCAAAGTAAACTAAATTTGTATTAGTTGCTGCGGCTTTAAGGTTAATACCATATGAGCATGTAAACCCAGTTGGATCCATTTGTGATACAACGGCGGTTGGAGCTGTTCTACTAGATTTAATACTCGATGGAACACTACCAGCAATGCTCAATATTTGTGCATTGAGAATAACCAATTGTCCATATACACTAGTCATTCCAGCAAGAATGGCTGTATCATTAATACCAACTGTATTACCTACAGTAACATCAACACTACGACCTCCAGTCATTCCTTGGATGCGTAATCCATTACCAGCAGAGTCATTTGTTACACCAATCGTTGATGCAATATTTGCAGTGATGGTAACACCACTAAAGCTGACTTGCATTGGATTTGAAGTAGTTCCAATAGCAACACCACTGGCATCGACCATGTTAGAATAAATCCAAGTATTTCCACTTGGACCAAATATAGAAACATTGTCTGTTAATTTATTTAAATAACGTCCACCGGTAACTTCTACTCTGCAACCAGTTGTAGTCTGTACATATACAGGGGATGCAGTAAGACCCATAACACTAACTGTACCAGATACTGGAACTGGGGTTCCTGAACCAACACCTTCAATTTGAATTGTTCCACAGAATCCAGAAATAGTAGCAGTCATTCCACCAGCTACTGCAACAGGAAGTGGGGTGGCAGTATCTACTACTGTAAGGGATCCGGTAGGACCATATGCCATTTTGTAAATTTGGGTGTAGTTAGTTATACCGCTAACTAATACAGGATCAGCCGAAACAGCAAATGTTACTCCACTTGTTTCAATAACAACATACGTGCTTCCAAAATATGGTGATAATGACATAATTTATCCTTGTGTTCCTTGTTCTCCAATATTTATACTCTTCTATTTATTGGCTTTAATATAAAACCATGATATAATAACATTATGTACATAGATGACTCTGCAAAAGAACAATTTTCAAATAAGGTAATATCAAGAGTCAAATCGACCAATATGACTTTTATGGATTGTGTTTTAGAAATTACAGAAGAAATGGGTTTAGACCCAAGTGCTTCTGGTAAACTTTTAACCAAGCCAATTATTGAAAAAATTCAACAAGAAGCTCAAACCCTTCATTTAATGAAAAAGTCTAAATCTAAGAAACTACCGATTGACTAATGTAAATCGTGGTGTATAGTGGTAGAGAACTGTTAGGCCAAGGTAGATCCTTGGGGAAAGAAAGACACATATGGCAAATTTTTCAGATTTCAAGAAGAAGAGTAAGAACTCAGTCGCATCACTAACCGAGCGCATGGATAAGCTCACGTCAAAGGAGAGTTACAAGGATGACCGTATTTGGAAGCCTGGTATCGACAAGGCTGGAAACGGTTATGCAGTAATTCGATTCCTTCCTGAGATTGCAGGGGAAGATACTCCATTTGTTTCAGTTTATAGTCATGCCTTCAAGGGCAAGGGTGGTTGGCTCTTTGAGAACTGCCCAACTACGCTTGGAGAGAAGTGCCCAGTCTGTGAAGCAAATACGGAACTCTGGAATAGTGGAATTGAGGATGACAAAAATATTGCACGTAATCGTAAGCGTAAGTTGACTTACATCTCTAATATTCTTGTTCTTGAAGATCCTGCAAACCCAGAGAATAAGGGAAAGGTTTTCCTTTATCAGTATGGTACCAAGATCTTCCAGAAGATTCAAGGACTTGCTCATCCAGAGTATCAAGATGAGACTGCAGTTGATCCATTCAACTTTTGGACTGGTGCAGAGTTCAAGATCAAGATTCGTAATGTTGGTGGTTACGTAAACTATGATCGTTCAGAGTTTTCTGCTCCTGCTCCTCTCCTTGGTGGAGATGATAAGAAGTTAGAGGAACTTTGGAAGAAGCAATATGCTCTCAAGGAGTTTACTGACAAGAGTCAGTTCAAGAGTTATGATGAACTCAAGGCTAGACTCAAGAAGGCAACAGGAGACGATATTCGTGCTCAGTTTACCGACTCAAAGAGTATTGAAGATGATGTTACGGATACGGTAGTCCGTGAAGACATTGAGGAAAAGGATCCTTTAAAATACTTCTCCGAAATGGAGAATGATTGAGAAAAGCCCCGCAAGGGGCTTTTTTTATGCCCAGATAGGATACTGAGCAAATCGTTCTGATCTAGCATCAAATATTAAATTGTTTTGCTCTAACGATGGACGTTCTTCAAACTTTGAAGCGGGGCTTGGATTTGGTATCCATTTATTCTGAGTATTATCTGCAATACTTGTTAATGTATCTCTGAGCCCATCTACATTTTCTTCTAACTTTTTGTATGATACTTCTGGATCAAACTTAACTTGTAATTTCATTCCAACATCAGCAACTTCTGCAGTTGTTTTTTCTGATAAATCTACTTTTGTAGCTTGGTATATTATTGATTGTAATAATGGTGGATCAACAATTGGTTTAAAAACAACACTTTCGGGTAACGCCATATCCTCTGGCATACTACTATCAAGTTGTGCAGATCTTATATCTGATGGTTTAATTGAAGGTGCAAACAGTTGTTGTTCTGCTGTAACATCTAATGATATATTATTATTGTCTTCCATTAATTAAATCCTTGCAGGTTTGATGAATAAGATTCATTTTGTTGTTTCTTTTGTTCTTGGTAGTCTACTAATAATTTAACATATATTTCTCGTTCCCACCAGATCATGCTTTCTAAATCAAATAGATTCCAATTAAAATTATTTATTAGGGTAAAGTTTGTAACGTAGTAATCTTTTAAATCAAAAAACTTTACCGATAAGTAAAAAAAGTTAGAAATCCATTTACCTCCTTATCACCATCTTCAGTTTTAATAGTTAAAAATAGATCAGGTTGAGTTTTCATAAATTCTTCAAATTTAGGAAGAACTGTCATAGGTAAATTATCTAAAATAACTTTTATTTCATTGGTTAGATATTTACTAACATGAAAGATTTCACCATTAAAAATAACTTTTTTGATGCAAGCTTGTATCAAATCTTCTTTATCAAATGAATTTAATTTTAATAAGTCTTTTATGGTAGGTGTTTCTAATACCAGATTAACACTATTGGTTAAAGATATTGTTTGAGATGATATAGAGTTTTTTCCATATATCTCAGAAATTGATACCTGAATTCGTTCTTTATTGTGTATGAGATTTAATTGTTCGTCAACACTTTTTGATCTTATTTGTAAAAATAGAAATTCAGCATCAGCCATGCACAGATCTAAAATGTTAATATCTTTAACATTAGTTTTTAAAATATCCACTAAGCTTGTTAATGCCAATTTTCTATTTTCTTCTTGTAAGATAATAGAAATGTTTTTTGCATCCTTTACTCTGAATGGAACAAACGAAACAGTTTGTTTCGAGAAGGGAAGAGTAGTCTGATATTTTGGTAAAAGACTTTCCAACGAATTAAGTATATCCATATTATGTACCTGGTTTAAAAGTGAAATCTCTGAACATCATCAACACTTGATATGTCATATAATCATTAGTCTTCATCATAGTCAATTCAATTGGTAAACATTCAATTGGATAGATTTCAAAGAATGTATATATTCTATTAATATTACCATTTGGATCTAGTATATTAATTTTCATTTGCGTTGGGGCTATAATATCATCATAGTATGAAAGTTGGAACGGAGTTTTATATGTTCCTCTTTGTCTTCCACCCGAATAAATTAAGTTAAACCATGTATCATAAAAATCTGTAATAAAATGGTCATTTGTTACAGCAAAGGTTAACATAACTCCCTGCGGAAACTTTTGAGATCTTGGAACACTTCTTCCCAATCCGTACCCTGCAAGATTGTCTGCAACCGAATCAATGGCTCTAGCCCCAATCATTACCGATAATGGTTGAAGATCATTAGCTGGAATGAAATTACTTAATATGGTTGGTAAGCCATTAAATGACATAGAAAATCTATTAGGTCTCTGTAAACCTTGATGCCTATCAAAAAAGTCTTTGATGGCTGTGATTGAATTTGTTTGATTATTTGGTGTTATTGCCATTTGAAAAAAGTTCTTTTTCTGTTATTATTTTAAAAACTATATTGTTTTTATCACAATATACTTTAGCTGCGTTCCATTTACAATTATTGACGATCCAAGTAACTTTATCTTTTTTAGAAGCATTTTCCTTTAACATAGTTTGTTTCTTCGGTTTTACTTCAACCATCCAATTTTGTATACCATTTACATTTTGAAACTGTATTAAAAAATCTGGATAGTAATTATGCATCTTTTTATCAATTGGACTCATATAAGGTATTGCGATTTCTTCAGATGACCATTTTAGTATACTTGAATGTTCATCACAAAATACACATACATTTCTTTCCCACATAGATCTACAGACAATTTTTGATACATCTCCTGCGTATTTTCTTGGATTTTTAGGATTAAAAATTGTTCTGTACGCCATTATAATATTTAGTTAAATTATCTAAATATTATTACATGGCACAATATAACTTCAGATATCCATTTGGATTAGCCCAAGCAGAACAACCGCTCTGGTTAAATTTTTATGCTGCCAATTATTCATTAAAAAACAATGAACGTACCAGACCTGGGGTTATAAACAGAGCATTTGCTCAGATTTCTTTGCCTATGCCAAAGGAACCAGGATATCAAGTTGCGCACGAATACGGTGAAAGCAACAACAATCCCGTTGGTCCCATGATTAGTAGAGCGGGATTAGCAAATAGCGGTGGTGGAATCAAAGGTGCAATAAACGTTTTAAAAAGAAATATACAACCAGCCACCTTTTATTGGGAAAGAATGTTTGCAACCTCTACTTATAGACGTTTCAGTAATATTGCTGAAGCAACAATGGTATCCGAAGGACGTAAAAAATACTTTTTTCAATATGTTTTTGTTCCCAAAAATGCTGCAGAAAGTATTCAAGTTGAAGAAATTATTGGAACATTCAGAAAATCATCTTATCCTACAGTAGCAACCGGATTACCTGAACGCTCATACCCACAAAATTTATGGGCATTGCAGGTATCAAAAGGAAATGGTGTTGCCTTGGGTGGTGAACAAAACCTAACAGCCAACTGGATGGGAGAACCTCTAGTATGTGTTTTAGAAACCGTCAAGGTTCAAAAGAATGATGAAATTGATCCGGTTATCAGATATTTACCTAACGGTGGATCGTCTATAACTTTATTAGGATTACTTTTTAGTGAATTTGAAACTGGTACATATGTTCCAGAAGCAAATGCCGTTTGGTCTAAATCAGAAATCTCAAATTATTATTTTGGTCCATCAGCATGAAATTCTTTGAAAATTTACCTAAAACTTCTTTTGAAACTACAATTGGTACATTTAGTATCTCTGATTTTTTTACATATCTTGATGTAGAAAATGCTCCAATACAAGAGAGTAATATATCAATAGATAGTAAAACTACTCTATTAGAGGCTGCTGCTACTACATATCAAGATCCAGATAGTTTCTGGGCAATTGTTGCTGCAAATAATGTAATTAATCCATTTACATTAGTTGAGAGTAATGTTAATATTTTTACAAATGATAATAAAAATAATAAGTGTTTTATTTTAATTGATCAACCATATTTTTTAACTCCAACTTCTACTGTTCCTACAGCACCTATTGGTAGTTTAATATTTCCTTATTTTTCAAATTCTGGATTTCCTCCATATTCTTTTGGCTCTACGGGAATTTATGATATGAATGGACCTATGGCAGTAATAGTTGATTCATCATTTTATGATTTAACAATTACAGCAAATATTGTAAAAGGAGGAGATAATTTTTTATCTGGACTTACTACTTCACCTCTTAGCGTAATTCCTTTAAAATCTGATGGAAGCTATGGTATTCCTTTTTATGGATATATGAGAACTTTACAAACATCAAATAATAAAGTTATCAAACAAGTTAATTCCACTGATGGAAAAACAATATATAAAAATACTAGAGATTTTATTGTAATACCAACCTTAGATACAATATTACCACAATCAACTCCACTAGATGGTGTTACTACATACACAACCTATAATGCAGAACAAGAAATAATACTTGCTTCTAAGAATATTCAAGCATATGTACCAAAACAACTTGGTTTAATTCAAGCTTCCTTTGTTACTACTAAGTATAATTGATATATTATGCCAAAT